GTAAAGGATAATATGTTCGGAACAAACGAAATCATTGGCAAGAAGTACTTTAAAGACGCACAAGAAAACACCTTGATGGTGACCAGTATGTTCTTTACCTTACAAGGTGAAGGACCCTATGCTGGCTTGCCAGCACTGTTTATTCGACTGGCCAAATGCAACTTGGATTGCAGTTTCTGTGACACATTCTTTGATGACGGTGATGTGTTCACCTATGCAGAACTGGAACAAAAGGCACATGAAACTATTCGCGACTTTTGGGTCAGCAAAGGCAAACCAGTGCCTGAGTGGGCAGTGCGGGATCGCAACGACTATCCCGGAGTTGTTCTGGTAATGACTGGCGGCGAACCCTTGCTGCAAGACAACATCTCGGGATGGATGAAACGACAGTTGTTGCACTACAAAGCAGTGCAGGTTGAAAGCAACGGCATACCTGACACAGATGTGCCTACTGGTGTCACACTGGTGTGTTCGCCCAAATGCATTGAGAAGAATGGCAAGGCTGTCAAGTATCTTGCACCCAGTAAAACTATTTTAGACCGTGCAGACTGTTTGAAGTTTGTTGTAACTGCCGATGCGGAATCACCTTACAACACAGTTCCAGACTGGGCATTTGAATGGAAACAGCGCAACCCCAACAAGGAAGTTTACTGTAGCCCAATGAACGTCTACAACAGTTTTCCACAGAAGATCAAATTGTTGCGAGCAGAGAAAGGCCAAATAACCATGGCTGAACGCAGCACTGTGGATGAAGTGATTAGTTTTTGGGAACCAGGGCTGTTGAACTTGGCTGACAACCAACGCAATCATGAATATGTGGGGCAGTTTTGTATAGAGAATGGGTTCAAGTTGAACTTGCAGCAGCATCTATACACAAGTTTGGCATAACAAAGGAAAACACAATGGGATTTTTTGATAGATTTAAAAAGAAGCCAGCGCCAGAAACTCCGAAACCCCGGACGGAGAAACCTAAAGCACCAGTCAAAACTGAAAAAGAAATTGCTACAGAAAAAGGACAACCTTGGGTTGCTATCTTGAGCATGGACATTGATCCTGACAACTTGCATCAGGGTGCATTTGAACTGGACTGGAATGACAAGTTTGTGGCCAATCTGGTGCGAGCAGGCTATCAAGGTCGGCCCGATGACAAAGATTCCGACATAGTGGATCGCTGGTTTCAAAATGTTTGCAGGCATGTGGTCATGGAAACCTGGGAACAGGAAATGGCCAACAATCCTAGTCGTGTGGTTAAACAACGAGACATCGGCGACGGCAGAACAGAAGTGTCTTGATGATCTTGTTCAACGGTGACAGCCATACAGCTGGATCTAATACAACTGTTGCAGATAGATTTAGTAATTTGGTATCTGCTGCATTTGATGCTGATACTGTTAATCTAGCAAAAATCGGAGCCAGCAACGCTCGAATTTTAAGAACCACACAGGAATACATTGCCAATAACACAGTGGATTTAATCGTGGTTGGATGGTCTACCTGGGAACGCGAAGAATGGAAATATCAAGATAGTTATTACAGTGTTAACTCGTCCGGGCATGACGCATTGCCACCAGCACTGTTAGACCGGTACAAAACATGGGTAATAGATCAAACACCAGACAGTTTAATTGCTAAATCGCAAAAGTGGCACGAAGATATTTACAAATTTCATTTGGAATTAGAACAAAAAAATATAAAGCATTTGTTTTTTAATTGCATGTATGATTTTTTTCGTCCATTGAATGTTTACAACTGGAACAATCAATATATAGGGCCATATGACAATGACAGCAGCTATTACTGGTATTTAAAAAATCAAGGTATCAACGCCGACCAATGGTATCATTATTGCGCCGACGGTCATGCCCAATGGGCAAGGTTGTTAGTTAATTATATTAAAGAATACAAATTACTATGATATTGTATGTAAACGGCGACAGCCATACCGCAGCAGCAGAAGCAGTCAATCCACATGCATTTGCCATGGACGATGGACCATTGTTTTACATGGGGCGGGCACCACATCCAGAAAATTTAGCAGTGAGCTGGGGCACACGCTTGAGCAAAGCATTAAGAGCCAGTTTCCACTGCGGTGCCGAGAGTGCCAGCAGCAACACCAGAATACTCAGAACAACCAGAGATTGGCTGACCAAAATACGAAACTTTGACGAAGTGTTGATGGTGATTCAATGGAGTACCTGGGAACGCGAAGAATGGTTGATTGACGGTGTGTACTATCAAATTGGTGCCAGCGGACAGGACGATGTGCCCGAAGAACATACACAACGCTACAAGGAATTTGTAGTTGGTGTTGATTGGAAAGAAAAAACCAAACAAGCACATAATGAAATTTGGCAACTGCATACCGATCTGGAGGGCCTGGGTGTAAATCACATCTTCTTCAATGGCAACAACGATTTTAGTGCAATTACAGACCGAAAAGACTGGGGCACCAGTTATATTGACCCATATGATCCTGCAGGCACTTACAGTGCTCGAATACAAGCACAAGGTATCCAAACAGTTACGCCCAAATCGTGGCATTTTGGCAGCGATGGCCATAGCTTTTGGAATCGTTTTATGTTACAATATATCAATGCCAACAACAAAGTTTAAAGAGTTATCATGCGTTATGTGTTAATTGATACAGCCAACATGTTCTTTCGTGCCAGGCACACAGCTTTTCGCGCCAGTGATCCTTGGGAAAAAGTCGGAGTAGCACTGCATACCACCTTGATGAGTGCCAACAAAGTGGTCAAACGCTTTGAAGCAGATCATGTGGTATTTGCACTGGAAGGTCGCAGCTGGCGCAAAGATCACTACAAACCTTACAAGGCCAATCGTGCTGTGGCTCGCGCAGCACTGACCGAGGCCGAAGCCGAAGAAGATGCCATGTTCTGGGAAGCATTTGATAACCTGACTAAATACTTGTCAGAGCGAACCAACTGTAGTGTGATTAGATGCCCCACTGCCGAAGGCGATGACATCATTGCTCGCTGGATCAATCTACATCCCCAAGACGAACACATTGTGATCAGCAGCGACACAGATTTTGTGCAGTTGGTGGCCCAAAATGTAAAACAATACAATGGTATCACAGACGAACTTATCACAGTTGACGGTATCTTTGATGCCAAAGGCCGACCTGTAGTTGACAAGAAAACAAAAGAACCCAAGAAGATTCCAGACCCTGCGTGGTTGTTGTTTGAAAAGTGCATGCGTGGCGACACCAGCGACAATGTGTTTTCGGCATATCCAGGAGTGCGCACCAAAGGTACCAAGAACAAGGTGGGCCTAGAAGAAGCATTTGCTGATCGTACAAACAAAGGCTATTCGTGGAACAATCTCATGTTGCAGCGTTGGACTGACCACAACGGCGAAGAACATCGTGTGCTGGACGACTACGAGCGCAATAGACAGTTAATCGATCTTACACATCAGCCGCAGGCCATCAAAGACACTGTGGATCTTGCCATCATTGACCAGGTGTCGCACAAAGATATTGGTCAAGTTGGTGTGAGATTCATGCAGTTCTGTGGCAAATACGATTTGGTCCGATGCAGCGAAGGTGCCGACAGTTTTGGTCGTTGGTTGAACGAGACATATAAAGGAGTACTAAATGTTAGTGGCTAAAGTAATAGCAGATAAACAATATTGGATTTTGCAAGACGACAATCAAAAGGTCGGCAACATCGAAGCATGGAACGGCGGCTATCAGGTTCGCATACATGATCAAGTAAAACAGTTTAAAACAATTAAACTTGCGGCTCGTGAATCAAACATTGTGTTTGAAAAAGGCGCGGTGCCAACCAAACCAGACACCAGCCAGGTACATGGCTTTCCTGTGTCAGGCAGATGTTATAATCCTGTATGGGATGTGGCACATCGCTTGCCGTTGTATACCAAGACTCGCAAAAGCAAAAGTTGGTTTGCTGCCGGATGGTATTCTATCAAGCGTGGGCGTAAATGGAAGTTGGTACAGGATCCCAAGTTGATTGCACTACAACGCTATCCGTATCAAGGCCCATTCCACAGCAAAGAAGAAGTAAAATGAATCCGTTTAGAGACCAAGAAAAGTTCATGCGAGCATGCGATCAGAAAACTGATGCGTATGCAATTTCTCAGTACAACATGTATCTGAATCTGATAGACGAAGAACATGCTGAACTCAAACAAGCAGTTGCCGACGACGACATGACCGAACAGTTGGATGCCTTGATTGATATTTTAGTTGTGACAATTGGTGCTATTCACAGTGCTGGCTTTGATGGTGAAGGTGCTTGGAAAGAAGTCATGAGTACAAACTTTGCTAAGATTGATCGTGAAACTGGCAAGGTGCGCAAGCGTGAAGATGGCAAGGTACTCAAGCCCACCGGTTGGACTCCGCCAGATCTCAAAACATATCTTAAAAAATGAGTATCCATATTCAAAAATTCATTGAGCGTGTACAGGGTTTTGAAGCCAGAGCCGCAAAAGACTTTACCATGTCAATGAAAGATGCCAAAGATCTACACGCCGATATCACACGACTACTGTTGACTGTGAATCAACTGCGCGAAATGACTGTTGCTGCCCAACAAAACGACAAAATTTCCATTGAAGTTGGGGGCGGCTCATTCTAATAACTCCCTATATTTGTCATAAATAAAAATGTAGGAGTTTAATGATGTCAAGACCCAAACCCAAAGTTCTTTTAGAACTCACAAACAAAGCCACTTACAAGACAGAACAGGTGTTGTCTTCGTCCGGCGTGTGGGCGGTATTCTATGATGACACTCCGATCAATCTCAAGACCAGCAACATGCTGGTGCAGACTCCTGGACCCAAATACAAGAAAGTTTCTTTCTCCAATCCCGGACATGCTCACAATCTTTCAAAGAAGTTAAACGCACAATTCAAGACTGACAAGTTCACTGTGGTGTTGTTGAAGCAGGGCGATACTGTTCAGCCCAGTGGTGCGTGACAAACTAAAATTGACTCAAGCATTGGTAGCAGAGCTGCCAGCAGAGTTCAACGA